GACAATGGCCCAGGACTCCGGCGCGGCGGAACCAATCGTTGGGATGTTCAGGAGCGTCAAGCGCGCCGTGAACAGGTTGCCTGGTCCGCCGCGTATTGGCCGGCAGGACACTTCCTGGCACGACGATATGGTGCGCCGGGCCAACGATTCGTTTCGGCAGCCGGCGGCGCAGCCGGCGAAGCGAGTCCCCAAGCGTACCGCTCCTCGCGTAGCCGGAAGGAAGTGAACTTGTGCCCTGGACGCCATCCGAAGCCTCTCGGTTCACTCGTAAGGCCAAGTCGCCAAAGCGCAAGCGCCAGTGGCGCGATGTGGCCAATTCCATGTTGAAGCGCACAGGAGATGACGGCGCGGCGATTCGTGCCGCGAATGCCGTTGTCAAGAAGTCGCAGGCTAAGCGCACGAGGAAAAGGCGCTAGTTCAGCCGGAGTGGTGCTATTCTGTAGCTGGACAGGGGTTTAGATGGCGAACGTTACGTTCATCGGCGCGGCCAGGAAGTCTGCCAAGCAGGAGAGCATCGATCCCAGGGCTCGCCATATCCAGGAGTGGGTGGAAGCCTCCGATTCCGCTCGTAAAGCTGCCCTCGGTGAGTCCTTCGCCAAGAATGCCGAAGACCTATACAATCTCCAGGATGCAATGACCCCTGGCCCGGTCTACCGGCCTTCGCTTTCGATCCCGATGCTTCAGCGGATCATGCTGGAGGAAGCCAACCAGGTATCGAATCTCTCCCCGCGCATGTACATCTTCCCGTCGGCCGGTGCGGGCGACCCTTCCTACTCCGGCGCTCAGCAGGCCGACTCCTCCTTGCCATCTTCGTCTTCGCGCGATCTTGCCCGTGAAGTCTCTCTTCAGGCCCAGTGGCAAATATCGAAGATGAATCTCCATCTTCTTATGGCCGGGTTGACCGCGCGCTACTGTGGAGCTGGCTGGATCGTGGCCGGCTTCGACCCGGACCTTTCGCGCGCTCGCGGCGGTATGTGGGCCAGGTCCATCGATCCACGCTTGGTCTTCTTCGATCCAGGGACCGATTATACTTGGAACCCATCCTACGCCGGCTGGGGAACCTGGATGAATCTCGAAGATGTGCGGCTCAAGTGGCCGGAGACCAGCCGAGCGATCAAGCCGCGGCACACTTCGGGCGGTTTCCAGCCTTTCTCCGGTGACTCCGGCTATGGGATCTCGCAGCCCAACGGCCCGATGTCCTCGATGCCCGGTTTGTCCGGCCAGAACGCCAAGACGCAAAATTCCGAATGGCGTGTGCTCGTTCGTCATTGCTTTTGCCGGGACTATACCCGCGAAACCATCGAGAAGGACGACGCTCCGATTAACTCTTTGATCGACCCGGAAGTCCGGCTGAAGTATCCCCGCGGCCGCTGGCTGGTCGAATGCGAGGGCGTGATCCTCCAAGACGGCGATAACCCATACCCGCCGCGCCGGGACATTACAGCCCCCCGGTTCCCGCTCTTTCCCAATTACGTTCTTCCTCCGCTTTTCGGTCCCTGGGGCATTCCTGTCACCCGCATGACCGAAAACATGCAACGCTTGGCCCAGCGGTTTTATTCGCAGATTTTTGAGAACGGCCTGCGCATGAACAACGCGCTTTGGGTGATTGAAGAGAATACCGGAATTGACATCGACGGGTTCGGCGGGTTGCCGGGCGAGGTGGTGACGATCAAGCCGGGCAGCAAGCCTCCGACGCCGATTACTCCAAACGCGCTCGGCAACGGCGCGCTTCAGGGCGCTGAGAAACTGCTCTCTCTTCAGAACGATGTGCTCGGGTTTAGCCAGTCGCGTCAAGGCGATCCCGGCGCCGGGAACGTCTCGACCGATTTGTTCGACTCGGCTGTTCTGCAATCCTCCGGCTTGCTTCAGCTCGCGGGCCGGTTCCTGAGTGAAACGGCACAGATGGCAGGAGAGTTCTTCTTCGATACGATGTGCAAGTACCAGCAGAAGACCACCTTGCCCTATCGCGGGCCAGAGGGAATCACCTTGGCGGCCTGGAACGGGCAGGTCGATCCCTCAACTTATGACGTGGCGCTGGATGAGGCTTCGGTGAGGCCATTGTCCGAGGCGATCGTTCGCAAGATAACGCCGGACCTGATGAAGTCCGGTGTTGTCGGGCCGGAACGCGGTTTGCGAACTTTGGGCTACCCCGATCCCGAAGGAATCGCGCAGGAACAGCAGACGCAGCAGGCCTTGGCCGCGTTGGCAAAGGTCCGGAGCGGGCGTAAATGAGCAGATTAGGAAGGACACGATGGAAGCTAAGAGTTCATTGGCACAAATAGACGAAGTTCCGGATCATGCCGCTTCCGCTCGTTCCGTCCCTTCCTGCCCATGGAGCGCCCATTGGCTGACCGTGCAGGAGTTTGCCCGTATGATGGGGCGCAGCCATTGGACGGTTCAGACTTGGGTAAGGAACGGCACGCTGGCAGAGTTTGGGATTCCAGTCTACCGGCATTGCTTTCGAGGGTCGCATCAAGGGCGCATTTATATCCAGAATGTCTATTAAAATGGCCGTTGGATAGTCCGTCTCTTTTAGATTAGCGTTGTGAGCCAATCTCCCATTCCCCTCCATCCTGCGCTATCCTCTCCCTAATCGCACATTCACCGGGCTTCAACCCCGGCTCGTGCAAAAGGAGAATCACATGGCAAAGCGCCACGTTCGCAAGGAAAAGAAACGGAAGTAATCAGTGCGGGAGGGGATTTCCTCTCCCGGCCTGATCCGCTTCCTGTCATTCGTCGCACAAGAACGTTCTCGGAAGGAGAATAATCCCCATGGCCGGAACCCCTGGTAGTACAGCCCGTGTCGTCAAGGATTATTGCCAACCCAGGAAGTTCCTGCGCGACATGCGTGCCAAGATCGGCAGCCGAGCAAGGAAATCCGGCTCGGCGCGTCGGCCCTGACTCATCCCGGAGACGGTGCTGCTGGCCTTCGCGCCCCGTCTTCTTAACAGCCCGGCGGTTGTCCCAGGTTGATTCCTGCACAGCTCAAGCCCGGCGACCCGGAGCGAAGGAGGTACGCAGATGGCTTCTCGTGGAGGCAGACGATCCGCGCGGCGTCGGCGCACCGCCGCTCGCAAGTAGCAGGCGAGGAAACGGAGCAATCCCGATTCTCCTCTGCGTTCGGCGGTGGGTGGGAACTGGTGGGGGACTAGACCTCACCCTCTCCGCCGAAAGCGTTGGATGCGCAAGACAGGAAACGGCAGGGCAGGAAGCGGTAACCTTCTTCCCCTGCCGATTCCCAACCTGAATCAGGGGGAGACTCAACCATGGGACCGAAGGTAGCGAGAGACAAAATGTATACGGGGGGCGCTCACCACATTCCACGTATGACCAGGAACGTGAATCGGCGTCCAGGCGCGAAGCGGAAGTAGCCGACCGTCTGAGAGACCAACCAGCACGACGAACGCAGAATCGGCATCAAGGAGAAGCTGCAATGGCAAAGATCAAGGAAGGCATGGGCAACAACTTCAATACGGAGATCCTAAAGTCTCCGCTTACGGTCGGCCGCACAGGCAATGAGCCCGGCCCTGATGTGAATTGCAACCCCGTGGTCGATGTCAAAGACCCCCTCGGCTTGATTCCCCAGGGCGGCGACATGCCGTACTGGTCGAAGAAGTAAGATAGCCGCGATACTCGCGAACGAGGGCGTATATTCCAATGGCAACAGCACCCAATCCAGCTTTAGCGCAGATGATGGCCCGGCAGTTGATTGCGAAGATCGCCGGCGCTGGAGGCGGTTCTGCCGCCGGCGGTCCTCCTGCCGGTCCCGGAGGCCCGATGCCTCCCCCGCCTGGGATGATGGGCATGGCTGGACCGGGCGCTGGCGGTCCCGGTGGCCCTGGCGGCCCTCCCCCTCCAGGTGGCGGTCCCGGTGGTCCCGGTGGAAGTCCTCCCCCTCCAGGTGGCGGTCCCCCCACTGCGGGGCCCGGACCCGCAGGCCCTAATTCTCCTCCTACCACTCCGGCCGGTCTTCAGCTATCTCAGCAACTGGCCGAACTCCAGGGCGCCGACCCCGATGCGATAGTCAAATCTCTGACATCGATCAAATCCGTCGCCGTCTCACTTTATACTCGCGCCGCGTTCACCATGCCCGGCGTCACACGCAACCTGGCCAACGTAATCAAGTATCTTGACAACTCAATCCAGGAAGCGGAGAAAGCCGCGGCGACCACTTCCGCCGCCGGACCCATCGCCAATAACGCAGCTATCCCGAACCCGGCCGGGACAGCTTCGCAGCCTAGCCAGCCCGGACCCCAGTAATTTTAGAAGGAGCCTCCCCCCATGGCTTTAAGCGACATTCTCAAGAACGGCAAGTATCCCGACGACATGGTGCTGAACCTGCCGGACGGGTCCACTGTCAATGTAGGCGAAATTCGCGCCTTGCCCGCCGCCGAGCGTCAAGCTCTGACCGCCCAGATCGAACAGCGCACCAATACCCTTGGCCAGGCCGAACTCGCCTTCGCAGGCAAGTTCCAAGAGGCGATCAACGCCGGCTGGATGACTGCGGACGGCAAGGTGGTTCCTCCGCCTGCGCGCCAGCAGGCAGCTATTCAGCCGACTACCGCTCAGCTTCGCTCCGCTGCCGCTGCCGAATATAACCTCGACGAGAACGATCCTCTCCTTGGCCCCGTGGTCAAGGAGATGAAGGCGCAGTTGGCCGAGCGCGACAAGACCTTGAATGAACTCCGCACCAAACTGGACGCTCTGCCTGGTCAGTTTGACTCCCTCAAATCCACTTTGACCGACGGCCTTGGCCGCGTGACTGGCGTCGTGAACACGTCGGTTGGCCGCTATCTGAACGACACATACCAGTCCGACTTCTCGACGGCCACCAAGGATCTCCCCAAGGGCGTGACGGTGGACTACGAGACGGCCTACAAGTACGCCTCCGAGCACAAGCTCCAGGACAAGGATGGCTTCCTGAAGATCGGCGATGCCGTGGACCGGCTGACCTGGGAGGCGCGCAAGAAGGCGGAGCGCGATGAGTGGCGTGCGTCAGAAAAAGACAAGCTCACCAAGGAAATTGACGAGTCACGCCGGGTTGCCACTTTGACCCCTCCCTCCCGCAACCCGCTTCACCCTTCGGCCAAGCCCGCCGCGGGTGAGTTCGACCCCTTCAACGAACGAACGAACTCCAAGGGCGAGAAGGTCAAGGTCGTCAAGTCGTTCGAGGAAGCGATGGCGGCAGCGTTGTCCGACGAGGAAGTCCAGAAGTCGGCGCTCTCGACCGCAAGTTTTGGAATGGTGCAGTAAAGCGAATTTCTTTGAGAGCAGGCTTAGCTCTGCTTTCCTGATTTTAACCCTTAACCCTGTCGGCGACCTCCCCCGTTTGCCCGACCCGGAGAACCTCCATGGCCAATAGTGTGGTTGGACTGGGACTAGCATCGCCGCCGGTACAGCTCTCGAACACCGTTAACGCGATCTCCCAGAAATTCATCGTCCCCGTCCTTGGCGACAACGTGTTCAAGCCGAGCCCAGTTTTTTGGGCATTGACGCGCGAGGGGAAGCGGTTCGGAGCGGGCGAACTGATCTTCCCGGAAATCTACCAAGAGGAACTTCCTGGCGGCGCCTATTATGGCGATCAGCTCCTCGATACCTCGGTGGTCGATTCCGTGCAGCCGGCGAACCAGCAATGGAAGCCGTACCGCCAGCCTGTCGTGATTCCGATTACGGACATCATCCTCAATCGCGGCGGTTCAAACAATCTGGACATCATCCGCGCGAAGTTCCAGACGGCTTCAGGGTCTTTCCTCCAGAAACTCTCTCGCGCGCTGTGGCACACCTCGCCGCAGAACACTTCTTTGGATGTGGACGATCTCAATGCGTGGGTTGTGTCCACGACCAACACGATCGCCGGCATCAATCGCGCCTCGGCCGCGAACGCCTGGTGGCTGGCCGCGACCGCGGTCTCCGGTACCGGTGCGCTGGGATCAACCACAGCCCCCGCCGAGCCCGGTTACCAGTCCGTCACCTGGGGATACGACGAGCCTGATCTGTTCGTGATGAACCGGGCGTCTTATGCCGCGTTCAAGGGCCAGTTCACCTCGCTGATCCGCTTCGGCCAGGGAATGCAGGATGACGAGGCCTTGCAGGTCGGCTTCCGCAACCACTTCCTGTTCAACAATGCCGTGACCGTGGCCGACTACTTCTCGACCGCCAATCAGGCTTTGCTGCTGAACTCGAAGTACATCTTCCCGGTCTTCCACGAGGCGGATTACTTCAACGTCGATCCGTTCCTCAAGCCGTCCAACCAGCGTGTCCTGGTCTCGTGTATGTATCTGACCTGGAATTTGTCGTGCATCTCGCCCAGAATGAATGTCGCTTTCACGGGCATCACGTAGGACCGAGCCGGAAGGAGAGGGCAGACTAGGCACGGCCTAGATTCAACCCTCTCCTTCCACCATCCCCAAGGAGAAGAACTACCATGGCGCTTCCGTTTGCAAATCCGATTTCTCAGTGTATGCCGGGGTTTGGCTCGCCTTCGTACTATGGGTCGGCCAGCTCAGGCACCAGCAACACATCCGCGGTGACCATCATCATCGGCAACACCGCCACCACGCCCGTAACCGGCGGCACGGGATTCAATCTCTCGGGCGGTCCTGTTCCGACCTCTGGCAAGTGGCACCTCCGCCTCGTCGGTGCGACTTCGACCTCAATCCTGTCCATGAACGTGCAGGTGACCGATGGCAACACGCTGACCACGGTTGCAACCATTCCTGTGACATCCGCGGCGACCGGCAACGTTGACTACACCGGCGAATTCAAGACCGACGTTTCGATCACTCAGGTGTGGTTCAACGTGGGTCTGTCAACCGGCGTTTCGTCTCTGGTTCCGATTGACGCAGAGGTCTCGCTCGTCTAGGGCCAGATCGTCGCTGTCTACCGCTGCCCATAGTCGGCGGTCGTCCTACTGACCGGGGGCGACCGCCGCTTTTTTGTAGGAGGGTGAGATGTCGCAATGGTCACTGGTTGGGGATGTCCTTATGGCTCTGCGTGAGCAAGCCGGAGACCCGCCCTCATCTCTTCTCGCTCCGACTTCTGTCACGGTCACTCCATCCCCGACCGGCTCGCTCTCCATCTGGTTCACCGTCACCCAGCTCACTCCCTGGGGAGAGTCCGCGCCTTCGACCGAAGTTGTCGTGACCAACGGCGCGATCGGCTCGACGTTCACAGTCGCGGGTATCTGTTCGTTTGCTGCCACTCAGATCCGCGTTTATTTCACCCTCGGCGGCGCGGGCAATGAGGACCGCTACCTTCCGTACACGGTCCCCGCCGGCGGCATAGGCGCGTTCTCTATCCCGTTCACCCTTTCAACTGCCGGGATCGCCCAGGGGTTCGATCCGTTGCGTTCCTCAGCTTGGCTGCCCGACACCGATGGCACGGCTTTGAGCGCGGCGGCTCTGTATAGGTGGATCAACGAGGGATTGGATGTGCTTACGGGCTTGACTGAAGGCATCCGTGACGTGACTGGAATCCCTTCCACCGCAGGCCAGGCTCAGTATCAACTGATCTCCAACTGGCGCAAGATCGACAACCAATGGTATGACGGTTGGGTGATGGCGGCCGGGAATAAATCAGATGTATTTCGCCATGGCAAAGTAGTAGGAATTTCCGGAACTG